TTAGACGGACACCCATTGCTGGGCATCTTCATCCCACTGATAAAGCTGCCCATCGTCAGGTGCTGGCACGGGTGCCTGCCAGAGGCAGGAATCTTCATTTAACAGCCAAGACGGGAATGGCTGCGGTGGGATGAACGCATCGCGCTGTTCGTCGTAGCTGTAGCCAATGCCGGCGTAGTTCTTGCGAAATGGTGTGCCACCGCCAGAGTGAATGCCGCCGCTTGTGTTGTAGCTGGTGCGCTTGCAGGTTTGCCCACGAAAAGCACCGTAATGCTGCTCCCAATCCACGCCATCCTCGCCTTCGCCTTTACCGACAATCACTTCGGTGGCAATGTTGTTTTCATCCAAGAAAGCGTAGTGTGCCATGGTTATGCGATCTGAATGTTGCCGGTGCCAGCGGTAATGGTTGTCACCTTATCGCTGCCATCTGTAGCAGTTGATAGGGTTAAGCCGCCGCCTGGGTTGGTGAGGCTATAGCTGCTTGGGTAGCGCAAAATCACGACACCAGAACCACCGTTGGCTCCAGTCGTGTTGTAAGCGCCGCCACCGCCACCGCCAGTGTTATCGGTACCATTTACGGCTGCCGGGGTGTCGCCTTGTAGTCCGCCGTCACCACCACCGCCGGTGCCGCCGGTGCCGATTGTTGAGTTTGCCGCGCCGCCACCACCACCGCCTCTGGTAACCGCTGATCCTGTAATTGAAGACGACACACCGTCACCGCCATCACCTCCCACTCCATTGGTGGCAGCTGTTCCGGCTTGACCTGCGCCACCACCACCACCGAAGGCGTTAGCAGATGTGTCTACACCAGCCCCACCGGCATAGCCTTGATTGGTGGTGCCAGAGCCGCCAGCGCCTGCTGGGTATGGAGATGCGCCAACACCGCCGCCGCCGCCAGATCCACCCGTTGCACCATCTAAAACAGTGTCGCTAAACCCACCACCACCACCACCGCCAATGGATGTAATTGTGGCAAAGACACTATTACTGCCATTGTCACCTTTGCTGCTTGCTGTTGTCCCTGTTCCACCCCCGCCAACTGTGACGGTATAGTTTGTTGCCAAGCTGAGGGTAAAGCTTCCCTCGGCAGATGAACCGCCGCCGCTGCTTTCGCCTGTCTTGTTGGTTCGATAACCACCTGCGCCGCCGCCACCAAACGATCCGCCGCCACCACCGGCGATCACTAAATACGTGACATTTATAGGTGGGATTGGCCAGATATTTTGAGCTTTTGCAAGAAAAACTTCATCAATCGTCCAGACACCAGAGGCTGTGCCTAGCGTTGGAACATTTGCCTTGCCAATAATGCCGCCGTTGCTCATACCGTGATCTCCAAAGCGCTGAGGGTCACTTCAAGATCATTAGCTGCTGAGGCGGTCGCCCTGACTTTCTGTGACTGCTTGAGAATCAGCTTATTGGCAATCACTTCAAGCGAAGCATCAGCAGGCACCGTGATCGTGCTCGCCAGCGTGCTTTGCACAACATCGCTGCCGTCAGTCACCGTAATCGTGATGTCGGCATTGTTAGTGCCATCTACATTCGCCACCAAGCAGCTCAGCACAATCGCACGATCTGCTGCGTTACCAGTCGGCGCTTGGTAAATGTCGGTGGCGCTGGTGGTCGTCAGCTTGACGCTGGCGTTGTTAAAAGTTTCAGCCATGGTTTCAGGATAAGGCGATTACAAGGCCAAGGCTTACGCCGCCAGCAGCTGATGGTGTCTGCCAGCTCAGCGTACCTGAGCCGTTAGTGGTGAGCACCTGATCCGTTGTGCCATCAGCATCCGGCAGCGTCCATGTCACATTGCTGGCAACAGTAGCGGGCGCCTGCAACGCCACCCAGTTGCTGCTGTCTGAATCAGCAAAGCGCAGATCAGATTGAGCGTTTAGCGTTACGTCACCGGTCAACGTGCCGCCTGATTGCGGCAGTGCTGCATTAGCTAGGTCATAAGCCGACTTAACAGCGTTGGGTGTTGCCGCTGTTGTAGTGCTGGTGCTGCTGGTGGAATCCTCAAGCTGAACTGCACCTTTCTGCGCTGTTGTCGCGTCTTGGATGCTGATATCTGGCGTGGTGCCGCCACTGCTTGCAATCGGGCTGGTGCCGGTGACTGCAGTTACGGTGCCGCCGCTACCTGTGGCGCTGATAGTGATTGCGCCATCGCCGTTTGTGATCGTGACGCCACTGCCCTGCGTGATCGTCGCCTTTGCCAGCGTGCCATCGGTTTTGCCGATCAGTAGCTCGCCATCGGTGTAAGTGGTCTGCCCAGTGCCGCCGTAGCCGGTGCCGATGGTGGTGCCGTTCCATACACCAATGCCGATGGTGCCAACGCTGGTCAGGCTGCTGCTCACCACAGCGCTGCCCAGCGATGTGGCGTCAAGCACCTTGGTGCCAGCAATCCGATATTCCTTGGCGCTTGCTAAATCAACGTGCTCGCTGAATGTCCACGCATCTGTGGCGTCAACCCAGTTGATTGTCTTATCGGTATCGCCTTTCAGGGTGATGCCACCACCATCGGCGGTCACATCGGTTGGCGTGGCAACCTTGCCGATTTCAATGTTCTTGTCTTCCACTACCAGAGTGGTGGTGTCAATCGTTGTGGTAGTGCCGTTGACGGTCAGATCACCCTGAACGGTCAGATTGCTGTCAAACGTGACCACACCAGTCACGTCCAGCGTGCCCGGTACGTCTACGTTGTCGGTCCACTCAACACCAGTCCCAGCCGCATCGGTCTGCAGCAGTTGACGGGCTGCACCGTCTGCCAGCTTGCTGACGGCAATTTCTGCCGCTGCTGCAATGTCCGTATTAACGATGGGATAGGCGCTCAGCTGTGTGCCGGTGACATAGCCAAGGCTGGTCCATGCCGTAGCACCGTCGCCAATTTTCCAATACCCGGTATCGCTTTCAACGCCAATCTCACCAGCCAGCAGCGTTGGATCCTCTGCCGTCCAGTTGGCTGCCGTATCGCGTCGCTGGCGTTGAAGTGCTGAGAGGGTGATGCTCATGCGGCTGCACCAGGGGCGATCACATAGTCACGGGCAGGCGTTGCAGCTGCCCCACCTCCATTAAGGATATAGTCCCGCGCTGGCGTTGCACCAGCCAAACCGCCATCAAAGATCAGATCACCCGTGTTGATCGCATAGGTGGTGAGTGCAACATCGACACTCCATAGGTCGCAGGATCCATCTGTGACCGTAGGGGCTTCGGCATAGCGCCATGCGTAATCACTGAGCAGGGAGACTGGTGGCGTGGCGTAGCCGTTCCACACCTCTGCTGATAGGTAGAAAATATCAAAGCTGCCATTAACACTGAGGTAATGCGTTTTGATCTGATTCAGCTGCGCTTCGCTGATGTTGTTGAAGCTGAGCGTTAGCGATTGCGCAATCCTGCGGTTGCCTTGCCGATAACCGCTGTTCACGCCCGATAGCGTCACCTGCTGCTGCTGCGGCACATCACCAGGCGTAAAGCTGCGTGCTGATGGGATGAGAGCCGGAAAAGCCATGATCAGATCGGCACCGTTTCAAGCTCTACCGTCAGGTTGTAGCGCCGCGGTGATGCCACGCCAACCTCAAACGGGCCGGCATAGCGCCACTTGTAATCCACACTGCTAACTGGTGGCGTGCTGTAGCCACCCCATACGGCAGCCGATACATCAAATGGAATAAGGCTGCCCTCTTGCCCGGCATAGTGATCTAGCAGCTGCTGGGCTTCAGATTCGGTCAGATATTCATATCCAAGCGTTAGCCGCTGCGCAATGTAATCGCTGCCCTGCTTAAAACGGACCTCACCGCCACTGGTGCCGACGTAAACCTGCTGTGGGATATCGCCCAACGTGAGCGACCGGGTGCGCGGTGCCAGCGAGGGGAAGGTGGCCATCACACCACTGTAAAGGTGCCATTCAGCACTTCATCGCTGATCACCGCTTCATCGCTGCCGTTGACCGGGAACTGCGCCGCCTCAATGCTGGTGGTGCCATCGGTCTGGTGGTTGATCGCGGTGATCTGATACCATTCCGTTTCGGTGCGGTTGTCGCCAGTGCTAGTGATGCGCTGCCGCTGCACCTTGATCACATCCGTGGGCGCCAGTCCTGCGGTGGATAGTGGCGTGGCAAAGCTGATCGCATGAACGGAATACTTACGCCGTGCAAGGTAATGCTTGCCATAGATGATGGCGTGATCGCGGTTGGCGCAGAAGTCGGTCAGATCAAACTGCTCCACCGGCGCATCTAGGCTTACGCCGGTATAGCGCACCTGCACGGTTTGCTGTGTGCCAATCTTTGCAGGATCATTTTGCCGATACAACATCACCGCATTTACGTCCGTCTTTTCAGCCGCTGCAACGTAGGTCTTACTGAATGATCCAGGCAGGATGCTGGATTCGGTGAATGTCGCTGCAGGCGTCAGCGCAGTGGCATCAATCTCTTGGCTGGCGTTAAGCGGCAACAGCGGTGAGAAGCGATACTGCCCGCCGTTGGACTGGAACGACAGCAGGAAGTAGGGGGCAGTTTCACTCAAAAACTCAACGATATTCAGCGCCTCTGAAATCACGCCATTAAAGTGCAGACTGTATTCATCGCAGAATGCTGCGATATCCTGCATGTTGTCTGTGTAGATCGGCGCTGCCACGTCAGGATCCGTGGCGCTTACGCGCTTGTAGATCGTGAACAGATACATTGCCAGATCTACCAGCTGATTGCTGGCGCCTTGCGTGTAGCTGCCGCTCACAAGCCCCACGCTATAAAGATCAACCTTGATGCCCTGTTCGTAATAGACAGAAATCTGCCGCGTGGTGGTCGGATAACTGCCAGACTCCGGCGGATCGTAAATATCGCCAACGACTTTTAGAAAAGTGATGTCTGCGTAAGATGAGTTGTCAGCTGTTGGAGTGCTAGCGGGGTCTGCGTATTTGCTACGAACAGTTTCGTATTGAACGCCGTCTAATGTCCCAGTAGTCGCGGGGTTAGATGGATTCAGTTGATTGTCTAAAGAATCAAAATCCCAGACAAAGGTTAGATTCCCGCTTGCTCCAATCGCAGCCGGCCAAGTAGCAGGAGCAAAATATCCTTGCCCAAAAGTTGGGTCATCAATAAAATCCTGGACCGTGCCAATGGCTCCGCCGCCAATCAAATTAAAGCTGCCATCAAAGCGTCCGTTAAATAAATAAAGAAGACCAGGCGGCAGTCCGAAATATGCGTTATAAGCGGCTGTAATGTCATTGCCTGTTTCATTGTCGTAGATTGCATTAACGGTCATGTAAAACCCAGTATTTGTTGTGTCTCCTGATCCTCGTGCAACCGTGCGAGTGCCGGCGTATGTAGTGTCAATGTCTTCTATGCGCTCCGTGAATGATCCTGTTGTTTGTCGCACTGCGTCAACATAGGAGTAGGTCTCGTTTCCGCAATACATGCCAGAACCAAGAACCGGGCATGTGCCAGGCGACGCCGCAAGTGTTGCAGCACTGTTGTAGATATTGCTGATCGTGATTGTCTGATCAGCCAAGAACGCCATATTCCGCAGGCCAACCCATGTGCGGTGCTTTGCCGGGCTGCTTACAATCTCGCCCTGACTGATGGGAAACAGGAAACTGCCCTTAAAGAAATAGGATCCTGCCTTGACCAGTGATGGCTGCACCCAAACGCCGCCGTTATCGCTGACGCGCTTGCCGAACACAATCGGCACAGTCTCACCGGCTGTAGCAATGGTCTGCTGGGCGCCAAGGTCTGCCTTGGGTGCTTTGCGGTTGGCAGGCGATTTATCGCGTTGTGATGTTGATTGATTTGGCGTAGCTTTATCTTGCGCATTTCCGCGGACGATTTGAATCGCGCCGCCTGGTAGCTTTTTCTGCACCCATGACGTGCCAGGGTTTAGGCGCGTCAGCTCTGACTGCATCCAGTCGGCCTTGCGTTGTATCTCTGCTTGCCAAGCTTGTGAAATGGCCATTATTCACACTCCTTGCAAGCGTGCAGAGCTGCCGCTAACACCATAGGCGGCACTACTGCGGTGCATTTCTCAATGCAATCCACATCGCTCAACTCGCTGCCATCGTCGGCAACGTACACGAGCCGATTGTCTTCCACAAATAGCTTAACGCCATCATGCACAGCGCCATCGGTGCAACGCACTTGCAGGTTGATCGCCAGCAGTTGTCTCATGATCCTGTAAACCTCCCAACCAAATCAGATGCCACCTTGCGCGTCGGGATCTGTGGCTTGCTTTTGTCGATCACTGGACTGACTGACCAGCTCACGGAAGTGTCACTCACTGAAGCGCCATCAATGCCGCCAATGTAGCGGCTAACCAGACTGGCGCTAGCAGCATCAATCTCATCCTTGCCAGCATCCTGCAAATAGAGCGATGCGATCACAAGACGCCCGGTGCCGATAGCCGCATCGGTCAGATCAACGATATCGCCCGTGGCCGCAATCTCAATCGAAAGCTCGCCAATGCTGTTGGCTGGGCGCAGCGTGAAGCCCTCAGCGGTAAACGGAATGTAAACAAAAGTGCCTTGCACGTCAGAATCCACCACTGACAGATCCTGGGGCACTTGATAGAAATTCTGCCACCTGCGTGTCGGCGCACGTTTGCCGGTGCTGATGTCGTACACGCTGGTGCGGTCAGCGTAATACTCAAGGAAACAAAGGAGATCGTATTGAGCCATTAGGCAATCCCCAGCTGACGGCGCACACTGCCATCACCAGCAATCAGGTTCAGCGTTTGATTAACGCCGGCCTGCACTGCACGGCTTAGATCTTGCGTTGTGACGTAGTTGGTGCCATTCATCTGCGTGACTGGCCCGGTCTGAATGCTGACGTTAGCGCTGGGCACCACCATGCCGCCCTCAGCAAAACGCGGAATAGCAGACGGGCCACGCACGCCAGCCATCCAGTTGGCAGCAAATGCGCCAGCCTTGGACTGCGGCACGATGTATTCGGGCTCGCCACCCTCTCCAACCATTGCGATGGTCGGCCCGGTGACAACGCCGCCATCGGCAAAGCGGGGTAATGATACGCGGGAAGCCTTTGGAATATTGACGCCAGGCAAGCGGTTAGCTGCGGCAATCAATCGATTGATGGCATCAACAGCGCCGTTAATGCCGCCTTCAATAGCTGCCATGATGCCATTCAATGCCCCTTTCACAATGTTCACGGCAGCAACGAACGGGCTGGAGATGATTTCTTTCATCCTGGCCCATGCGTTCTGAATGAACTGCAGCGACTGCTGGAATGCGTTTTGCAGCACTTGGATGAAGTTTTCTTGAATCCATTGCCATGCTTGCTCAAATGGTTGTTTGATGAACTCAAAGATGCCCACCCAAGTGCTGACGTACCAGTCCACAACTGTCTGGCCAAGCTGAATGACCGGATCAATAAAGTTGGTTTTGTACCATTCCCACGCCTGCATAAAGGGCTGCTTGATGAAATCAAACACAGCCATAAAACCCTCGCCAAACCAGTTGACCAGTTGCCCCATCGCATCAATAACAGGCTGCACAAAACTCTCGTGGAGCGTCTGGGGGATTTGTCCTATTTGTCCAAACCAATTTGATATAGCATTCCATGCTCCCATAAAGGCTTCTTTGATCTGATCTCTAAATTGCCACGCAATCGCAATCACGGCGCCAATGGCAATCACGATGCCAGCGGGGCCAGTCAACAGCGCAACAATTGGGCCAATGATCGGAGCTAATGCACTAAGTGCGCCAACTACGGCACCAAGCGGGACGGCAATCGCTGCAATCGGTATCGCAATGGCAGCAAAGCCCGCGGCTAAATCCTGAACAGGCTGAGGCAACGTGCCGAACCATTCAGATGCTTGCTCAATAAATCCAATGAATTTTTCAAAACTAGGTAGCAGCTTCTCAGTCAGACCCATTGCAAGTAGGCCCAGTTTTTCCTGCATGTTTTCAATGCGATCATTGAACGCCGCGGCACGATCAGCAAAATCCTGCGTTAGCGCAGTGCTCATATTGCGCACTGCATCGCCGCCGCTGTTCAGCATCGGAATCAGCTCGCTGCCGATCTTGGAGCCAAAGATATCCGCAGCCAGCGCTGCCTTTTCAGGGCCATCTGCCATCTTGGCAAACTTGTCTGCGATATCAAGCATCACTTGATCGGATTCGCGCAGCTTGCCATTGGCATCGGTGATCTTGATGCCCAGCTGATTAAATGCCTCAGCAGCTGGCCCAGTGCCTTTCGTTGCTGCATCTTGCATATTGTTTGCAAGCGCCTTGAAGCCTTTGCCAACGCCTTCAATGCTGGTATCGCTTAGCTCTGCAACCTTGCGGAACTTATCAAGCATCGGAGCTGCAACACCAGTCCGCTGCGACAGCTTTGACATTGCATCAGCAGCGTCTAGGTTGTCTTTTGCAATCTTGCCAATAGCTGCGACAGCAAGACCAGCGGCAACACCAACGCCCTTGAGACCATTCATGGCGCCAGCAGCGGCGCCCTTGAGCCGCGCCATGGCTCCAGCAGTTTTGTCAGACTGCCCGGCCACCTTCTGCAGGCCACTATTCAGACCACTCAGCTGCTGCAGGCCATCAACCTTCGCCTTAATGGTCAGCGCGGTTGTCATGTCCAACGCCATGGCCGCTACTTCCTGCGCTTCATAAAGCCTGCTATCACTGTAGCCTCAATGATCTGTAAATCCGCCAAGGTCTTGGCAGCATCATCCTTGATGCCATATACATCGAACACCCAGCGCACAGCGCCATAGTCCAAGCCGATAATGGCGCCGGAATCAGCGCGCCACTGCGTCTGCACCTTTAGAAACATGGCCACCGCTGGCCACGCGTCTGGCAACACCTCAAAATCCTCAGCCTGTTTGCTTGGTGGTGGTGCAATGCCCAGCACCGCTGCATCCTTGGCTGTGTCGTCGATCTCGGTGCCGCCCAGCCAGTGCTCAGCGGCGCCGATTAGTTTTTTCGTTTCGCCTCCACAAGCGACTCGAAATAGGCTTCGATCAAAGCGCCAGCCATAAAGGGCACATCCAACAGCTGCGCCTTGCTGCTTTTGCTAAATGGCACCGGCTCACCGTCGCCGTCCACGATGCCATCCCATCCCACCAGAATTTCATCGGCAACGGTCACATCACTGATCCCGTCGCCGCCATCATCGCCACGCTCAAGCGCCTTCATACGCTTATTGGCCAGCTCCTGAATCTCATTGATGCGGCTTTGCGGCAGCCGCTTGAACTCCGCATCAAAGGTCTGCCGCTCCCTTTTGCCACCATTGGCCGGCAGCTTGATGCTCACCGGCCAGGTGTAGGAGTCCGACTGCTTTAGGACAAAAGCCACGCGATCAGGTGAAGACGATCTCTAGCTCATCATTGCCCGAATCGGTCGGGGTGGCAATGTAGGGCAGCGTCAGCATCTGAATGCCATCCTCATCGCTGTAGGACGGATTGCCTAGATCGATTTGGCCGGCAGTGAAGGTCACGATATTGCCAGCGGTCTGCCCGTGCTGGAACGTGAGGTTCCCGGTGCTGGTGCCAGTGGCATCGTTGAAGAAGTTGTGAGTTCCAACCGGCACGGCTTCGATCATCACTTCGCCGGCAGGGGCGCGGTTGGTGATCAGAACCTCCTTAGTGCAGCCCACCAGCTCGCGGTAGACCAGCTCGTTAGCCATCTCAAGCGTGAAGCTTTGCAGGCAGCCGGCGTAGCTGAACACCTCAAAAGCGCTGGTGTTGCCCTGCTTGAACACCACCGGATCAGCCTGGTTGGCATAGGTCGGTGCGCTGATGGATACGTCAGTCGGTGCGTTGTAGATGCCAGTGAACTCGAAGGCAATCGTTGGGATCTCGCCAACGGCGCAGTTCAGCGAGAATGTGCCGCGGCAGCCGGTGGCCTTGTGCAGCACGCCATCGTTGTTGAAGTAGATGGTGACAGAACTGGGCGATGCGTCGCTGTTCGGCTCATAGGTGACGCTGGTGCCAGCGCTCACGGTTTCGGTCATGCTGCACGCTTCCAGCAGCGGACCATAGGCGGGCGCCGTGCCAGCAGCACCAGAGCCGGCCAGTTCAACCTCAAAATTCACCAGCACGCGGGTCTGCGCCAGCAGCTGCTCCGATTGGCCGAGGTAGGGCCGGATCAGCTCACGGCTCACCGTGTCAGCTTCCAGCGGTGTCACCTCAATGTTGCGCACCAGAATCGCGTTGGCGCTAGAGGTTGGCGTCGGATCGGTGCCGTATGTCGATTCAGTTTCGGCCAGCAGCAGCTGGCGACGGGTAAGCAGCGGCATGGCGTGGCCTAAAGATTGAATCTTTCACCCATCGTAGCCGGGTCAGCTTGTAGTCAGATTCGTGACAGAAGTGCGATATCGCACGAGATACTCACACGCAATCACGCCGGCAGGTTGATCAGCTTCAATCAGATCAAAGCTCACCGATTGTGGTTGCACATCAATCGCATAACCGCCCAGCGTTAGGTCGGCCATGATCTTGCTATGGAGTGACTGAACGGTGGCATCAGCCTGCTGATCCGGCACATTCCCGCGCACGATCACCGCAACGCGCACCGTCAAGCTCCAGTCCAGCGTGGGCAGCGCGGTGTTTTGCACTGCCGTATCGCTCACAGGCTCAATCACGATGGCTGGGCTTTCCTGCCTAGCCAATGGCTCCACCCGGCTGCGGTAGATCCGTGTGCCGACGCCAGTGGTGCCGGTCAGCGCAGTCTTAATAGCGCTTAGGATCTGCTCGCGCTTGGTGGTCATGCGCGCACCTCAACAGCGATCAGCCGTGCGCGTTTTAGAACCAGATCGCTAGCTCCACTGTGGTTTGCGATAAACAACGACACCTCATCGCCATCGTCTAGCTCAACCATCCAACTGGTCACAAGATTGGCCTCTTCCGCACCGCTGCCCGTAGATGCCCGGCATTCAGTGGCATCAATCGCCGTGCCATTCTTTGCAAGCTTCACGCCCAGCGTGCTGTTGTTGCCATCAGTCGCATCAATGCTGCCGTAACAGCGAAACAGCTTGGTTGCGCCACTGTCATTCTTCAAGCCAAACGCATCGCTTGTGCCCAGCACCATCTGGTAGTTGGTGTCAGTGTCCAGCGTTGCAGTCAGGCCGGTTGTGACGTAAACGCCTTGGGTTGTAATCGTGATGTTCCCATCAGTCATCTTGCTGATCTGACCACGAACCGCAACGCCATCGATGTAATAGCTAAGACCAGTCCACGCGGTAGAGCCGTCGCCTACCTTGTATTTGCGCGTATCAGTCTCAACGCCCATCTCGCCGGCAAGCAGCGTTGGGTTGGCGCTGGTCCAATTTGCAGCTGTATCACGCCGCAGCCGGATGCGTGCAATGCTGCTCATGCCGCGCCACCATCGAGATCGTTGCCTTCAAGGTAGCTGCTAGAAGCGCTGCCACCGTCAAACTCAGGATTTAGCTGTTCGTTGCCTAGGTCGGTGATCACATCATCAACATCACCGCCATCAATCGGAGTATCAGGCTCAGCCAGGCTTGTGGCCACGCTGCGCATCAGGCCGATCTGGCAAAACGCGCCATCATCAATCAGCCGCGTCTCGCGCACCGTGTAGGGCACGCCGTTCACGCTGATCTCAGCGCCATACTGCAGATCGCCAAAATCAGAAGCGCGCGCCGTCAACGTGTAGTCAGTGCTAAGCACCTGATCACCCGCAAGCACCTCCATCGGCATATCCAAGATGCCTTGTGCAGTAACGGCGCCAGCCGTGCAGCTGACGTCGGAATCTGCCAAAAACACATTCAGATCTTCAGAGATCGCCATCGGCTTTTGCCTTCTTTGGCGCCGCCTTAGGCTTCACCACCTCAGCAGGTGCGTCAGTGGCGCGACCCATGCGCAGCAGTTCATTGGCCACTTTGTTGTCAAGGTCGTAGACCTTGCCTTCTTCAAGATGCTGCTGTTGTGCGCAGCAAGTCCGAACAATCAAAACACGCATAAAGAAAAAGGGGGCCGGTTGCCCGGCCCCGCCTCCCTATCAGGTGGTTACGTCAAGGATGGCCGCGAAGCTCTCGGCGTGACGCACTGCCACGTCATAAGTGACGATGGCGCGCACGCTGGTCAGAGCCTTGCTGAAGTCGTCGGAGTCTTCACCCACAACGATCTCAAGACCGTTACCCCAGAAGCCAACCATGGCCTGAGAGAAGTCGCCCATCAGCATTGCAGAGCAGACGCCGCTGCTGGTGCCCTTGGTCAGGTTGCTAGGCACCTGATTGGTCACATACAGCGGGTAGCCGTTCACCGAGGCGGGGGTGCCGCCGCGGCCGATGGCGTTCAGCTGATCATTGACCAGGTAGGCGCCGTCAGTGGTGGTAGAACCACCAGCGCGGAGCTTCTTCAGCTCAGCCAGCACCTTGGCGTTGGTCACATAACCGATAGCGTCGCGGTTCACCGCGCCGTTGTCGATCAGCACCTGCTCTTCAAGGTCCACCAGAGCGTCAACCGTGATGGCGCCGCCGTTGGTGCCCAGAGCCACCGAGCCGATGCCGGAGGTGTTCAGGATGCCGGTGGGTTGACCGGAAGAACCGGAGCCGTTCAGGATGCCGAGATCAATGCCGAGGTTGATGCCATCGGTGAGGTCACGACGCACCAGATCTTCGATGCCAGGGGTGGCCTGCAGCAGAGTTTGACGGCTGTACTTGGACAGGGCTGCCAAATTCTTGGGCTGCAGAGTCACCTGATCAAAGGTGGACTCCGATTGGGTGATCGCGGTGGTTTCGGTCGACAGGTAATAGGTCGAAGCGACACCGGAGCGACGGGGGATCGCCACATCACCGACCAAGCCGGTCATGGTGCGGATGCCCAGGTTGAGCATCACCGACTGATTGCGCAGAGCTTCGATGAACTCATCAGCCATCAGATCGGTGGCCACCAGATTGCCGCCGGTGGTAGCACCAGAGGTCACATAGGTGGCGCGCTTAGCCAGTGCAGAGAAAGGCACGAAGAAGCCGCGCTTGCCGGTTTGGGCAAAACCAGATTGCTTCTGCACTTCCTGGCTGATCTCGCGGACCAGGCCGGCCTCACGAGAAGACCAGTCGCCGCTCAGAGCGGCGCGAATGCCCTCGCTGATGCTGTAGGTGGCAGCATCGCGCTGATCCATTTCAACGGGCTTAACAGCCTCAACGGGCTTGGCGCCCAGCTTGTCGAGCACCGCAGCGCGGGCTTCATCAATCGAGCGGCCGGACTCGATCATTTGACGGCCAAGGTCGCCCATAGCGTGCTTGTCGCACAGAGCGGTAATACCAGCGATGCGGGAGCGCTCAGCCTCCATGGCTTCGGCCCGCACCACTGCCAGATCAGGGGTGGTGTTTTCCATTTCAGGAATGGGATCGGGTGTAGGTGCTGCCGAGGCAGCGTTGAGGTCAGTCTCTAGTGAACGGCCAACCCCAACGGAGGGATCAGCTGGCACAGAAACAACGGACACCTCGTAGGGCGTCCAAGCAGTAGCAACAAAGTCGCCACTGCCACGCTCCTCCATTGTGTCGATGGAGTAGCCAAAGGAGACATTCCTAAGAACGCCATCCTTCACATCGCCTAGGACTTCCTGAGCGAATGGGTTGCGGCTGAACCGCACGCGCACATAGCCCCGGCGCATTTTGCCGTCGATGTACGCGCGCTCCACCACACCAATCACACGATCAGGGTTGTGATTGAAAAGCAGTGGCGCAGAATCGTTGAGGCGGGCTAGATCAGCCGCTGCAGGGTCATGGCTCAGGATTTCATTGCCGAAATACCGAGCGACCGGATATTCCGAGCTAAAGGGAAACTCAAACGTGCGCTCTTCAACCTCAGCAAAGGTGGTCAGTTCAGCACGCTGATACTTGCCCTCCAGATCGCGCAAATTGCGCTCCTCTGTCACGCCAGTGGCCTCCTCAAATTCGATGGGTTGGTAATCGTTCTCGTCCAGCCAAGCACGGGCCTGATCAGCGTCGAAAAACTCAACCCGAAACCGAATGGCTTGCAGTTCGCTGGTCTCGCCCTTAATGCCGTAGATAAAATCAACGCCCTCGCCGCCTGCGTCGTTTTCACGCCGTAGCTCGTCATACTGCCCAGGGTCAGTAAGCCGTGCAGCGTGCTCGTTTGGATACGGCCGAGCGGCGTCCATCTTTATCTCAGCTGATGTCGTCATCATAGGACTCATCATCCGATGAATCCTCAACTAGATCATCTTCAGGCGATTGCGGATCAACCATGGCAGGCGCCGCAGTCTGGAAACTGCCGCCAGCATTCATCACAGTCGGATCTGTATCGACCGCGATGCCAAGCTCCTCCAGCTTCTCAAGCTCAGCCTTGCGGGCTAGCAGATACTCATCCAAATCACCGCCCTGCTCGTTGACCACCTGAGCCAAGGTCTTGAAGCCGCAGCGGATCGCCTCTTTATAAGCCGCCACTTCCTTCTGAGGATCAACCCAGCCCCATGCGCGTGGCACCCACTTGATGCGCTTGAACCGCATCGGCTCCACCTCGTAGAGCGGCAGGTTCAGTGCGCCGCTCATAACCGCCATTTCCAGCCATGCCTCAAACACCGGCTGGTGGAAATTCTTGATCACATAATCCTGCAGCGTGCGCCAGTGCTCACGATCCTCCAGCAGGCTCAGCCGGCTGCTGCTGTAGTTGGTTTGGCTGTAGTCACGGCTTACCGTTTCATAGCTGCAGCCAATACCAGCCGCCACAGCGCGCAGCATCGCCCGCGTGAACGGCTCAAACTGCCCATCAGGTGCGTCAAGGCTTGGCACGCTGACCGATTCACCAGGCTGCAGATATTTGAAGGTGCCTGGCTCAAAATTGCTGACGCGCTCACCGTCGATCACCTCATCGCCAATCAGCTCACCTTCAGGGCTAGTAATGAATCCCATCAGTGAGCTAGCCGCACGAGCGCGCACCACTTCGGCTTCCTCATAGCCGCTCAGATGGTGCATTCGCTTGATTGCACTGGCAAACATCGTCACGCCACGCGTTTGGCCGGGCCGGTCAAACAGCGCAAGGTGGATCACCTCACCAGCAGGCAGCATCAAATGTCGCTTGCCGGGGCTGCCAGTGAACGGGCCATCACCAGGGTGCGACGCCAAAAACGCGTATTGCACCGGCCGACCCCATTTATCAACCTCAACGCCCATGCGCCATTCATTGCCGGCAACGGTGCTGTTGCCGTTGTAGGTCTCATCCAGCTGGTCAGACTCGATCAGCTGCAGCGCAAACGGAATGCCGCTATTGCCAAATGGTTGCCGGATCAGCCGGATAAAGATTTCGCCGCTCTCACACATGGCGCCAACTGCCATGCGCTCAATGTCGGCAAAACACAAACGCCCGGCCACGTCGCAATGCTGCTTATATCCCCAATAGCGCCATGCGTTCTCAATGGCCAGATTGATCTGCTCATCAAGCTTGCCGCCGCGCTGCATCATCACTTGTGATTGCAGCTTGACGCCAGTGCCGATGACGTTGTTGACCACGGCGCGCTTTGCCTGCCGCGCATAGTCCGAATCACGTACCAGTTGCCGCGCACGGTTGCGCAGTCGCGTCAGGCTGCCATTGATCTCAGCATCTGCGCTGGTGCCACCGGCAATCCAGTCAGTAGTGAGCCGGCTTACGGTCGCGCCTTCATACATCCGACGCGGCCGCCGACGCCGCACCGGCTCAAAACCCATCGCCCGAAATAGCCGCGTGCGCAATCCCATCAGAACCTCACGAACAGGTTGTGCGGATTGCCAAGACCATTGGCGATCAAGTCCGCCATCTGTTCGCGCTTCACTTCAGCCTTCAGCTTAGATTCACGCTCCATCAGCTCGCCAAGATCCAACTTGGTGAAGCTGCGGCTGCCGATGCTGTATTGCTTAGCGCCGCCGCTGATAATCGCGCGGATT